TCCATTAGATGGTTATCCAACTGCCCCTAATAGAATTATAGTTTCAGCACAAAATTATCCTATAATTGTTGGTGGTGGAGGAACAGGAATACCTGGTCCTTGTAATTCTAATAGAGGTGGAACTGGTAATGTATCAACTTTTTCAACAATAACATCAGCTGGTGGTGGCGGTGGTGGCGGTGGTGGTAACACAAATAGACCTATAAATCCAGGTGCTAATGGTGGTTCAGGTGGTGGTGGTATGGGTAATTGTGGAACAGCTGCTGGAAGTGGTGGTTCTGGTAATACACCTCCTGTTAGTCCTCCTCAAGGACAAAATGGTGGAGGTACTTCAACAAGTGCTCCGACTTATGGTTCAGGCGGCGGCGGTGGTGCTGGTGAAGTAGGAGAAAGTGGAACTAATACTAAATATGGAAGAGGTGGAGCAGGTGTTTCAACAGAAATTACAGGTTCAGCAGTATCATATGCTGGCGGTGCTGGTGGTGGAACATTAGTACCTTATCCAGCTCCAGATGCCGGAGGAGGTGCAAGTCCTTGTGGTACAGGTGGAGCAGGAGGTGGTGGTGGAAGTCCAGCTGCAACTGGTGGTGTTGGAGGAACTGGAACAGCCAATACAGGTGGTGGAGGAGGTGGTGGATCATCACAACCACCTAGTGGTGTTGCTTCAGGAAATGGTGGAGCAGGTGTAGTAATAATAAGGTATAAAAGAGCATAATTATGACAAGTACAATTAAAGTAAACAACATACAAAACCAATGTGGTCAAAACATCATTAACGAGAATAGTAATACAATTACTATTGGCGCTAGTGGCGATACGATTGCTTTAGCATCAGGTGCATCACAAACAGGTTTTGGAAGAACAGGAACTGTAGATTGGCAAACAGGATCAATTAAAACTGCAACTTTCACTGCAGCAAATGGTGAAGGTTATTTTGCAAACACTTCAGGTGGCGCTTTTAATATGAATCTACCAGCAGGTTCTGCTGGAGCAATTGTATCAGTTGTAGACTATACAAATACTTTTCAAACAAATGCATTAACACTTGTTCCAAATGGTTCAGAAAAAATTGGTGGAGTAAATGCTAATGCAACATTGTCTACTGAAGGTCAATCAGTAACTTTTGTTTATATAGATGCAACCGAAGGTTGGAAAAATGTTCAAGATTCAACAAGTAATGTTATAGGTGCTTTACCTTATCCTGTAGCAACAGGTGGAACAGAAACTACTTGTGGAGATTTTAAAATTCATACATTTACAGGACCAGGCACTTTTACAGTTACATCATCAGGAACACCTGGTGGTAATGATGTATTTGAATATTTAGTTGTAGCTGGTGGTGGTTCAGGATCAACTTCTTATGGAGGAGGCGGAGCAGGTGGATTAAGATTTGCATCACCTTCTTTGTCGCCCGCGACTTATCCTGCAAAACCTTTAGCTGCTCCCGCCGGTTTAAATCTTCCAGCAACAGCATATCCAATACAAGTTGGAGGTGGTTCTACATCAAGTGTAAGTAGTCCAGGTTCAAGAGGAAATCCTTCAGTATTTTCAACAATAACGTCTACTGGTGGAGGCGGAGGAAACAATGATGGAGGTGCTGTACCAGCAACCCCAGGTGGTTCTGGTGGTGGTGGAGGTGCTACAGGTTCACCAGTTACGAATGGAACTGGTAATACCCCTCCTGTTAGTCCTCCTCAAGGTAAAGATGGTGGTAATGGTTTAAATGTACCTGGTGTATGTAATACAGGTGGTGGAGGTGGTGGTGCTATAGTAGCAGGTTCGGCTGGAACAAGTCCATATAAAGGAGGTCCAGGCGGAGATGGTGCAGGTTTTCCAACAGCTTTTGGTTCAAACGGAGTTCCTTGTGGTTCTTTTAGATATTATGCAGGTGGCGGTGGTGCATCAAGTAATCCAGGTGCATACGCGTGTGCTGGAAACCCTGGAAAAGGCGGTGGTGGAAAAGGAAGAAATCCAGCTCAATCAGCTCCATTATCTACGGCAGGAGCACCAAACACTGGCGGTGGTGGAGGCGGTGGAAATTCAGGTCCTGGTCCAGCTCCATTAGGTGCTGGTGGTGGTAGTGGAATTGTAGTAATAAGGTATAAGTTTCAAAATTAGGTAAATTATGAGTGAAATAAAAGTAAATAAAATTAGTCCAAGAGCAGCGTGTGGCACAGTTACATTAGGAGATAGTGGAGATACATTTACAATTCCTAGTGGTGCAACAATTAACAACCAAGGTACAGCATTAAACTTTGGTGCAACAGGTTCAGCATCTTGGGTAACAACAGTTAAGACATCAGGTTTTACAGCAGTGGCTGGAGAGGGGTATTTTGTAAATACAACTAGTGGTCCAATATCAGTTAATCTACCAGCAGGAACACCTGGAGCAGTAGTTGCATTTAAAGATTATTTAAATACATTTGATACAAATAAATTAACATTAGTACAAAATGGTTCAGATAAAATTGATGGTTCAACAGTTAATGCATTATTACAAACAGAAGGTCAAGCTGTAACATTAATTTTCGTAGATTCAACGCAAGGTTGGTTAGTAACTGATTCAGGTTTACAATCAGATGCAGGTCAAGCAGAATATATTGTAGCAACAGGTGGAACAATATTAACAGTTGGAGATTTTAAAACACACGTATTTACAGGTCCAGGGACTTTTACAGTTTGTTCTGTAGGTAATGCTTGTGGTTCAAATAAAGTAGATTATATGGTTGTAGCAGGTGGAGGAGGAACAAGTAGCACGGGTGATGCTGGTGCAGCAGGAGGAGGAGGTGGTGGTTTTAGAGTTGCTAATAGTGCTGGATGTATTCCCGCGCCAACAATGTCTCCATTAGTTGCTCCCGCTAATTTACCAGTTTCAGCACAAGGTTATCCAATTACAGTAGGAGCAGGTGGTCCTAATCAACCTCCAGGCACTCCTCCAAGTGATCCTAGAAATCCTGGTTCAAATTCTATTTTTTCAACAATTACATCTACTGGTGGTGGTGCTTCAGGAAGAACTGGTGTTGGATTACCAGGAGGTTCAGGTGGTGGAGGTTCTCAAGGTCCAACACCATCAAGTGGTTATGCTGGAGGAGCAGGAAATACACCTTCAGTAAGTCCACCTCAAGGAGAACCAGGTGGAGCAGGATATGATGGATTAAGTGTTTCTAATACTGGTGGTGGCGGTGGTGGAGCAGGAGCAGCAGGAACAAATGCAGCATTATCTACAGGTGGACCCGGTGGAAATGGATCTTTTGTTGCTGATACATTTTTTGGACCAACAGCGCCAAGCTATGGAACTCCAGGTCCAGTTAGTAGTGTAAGATATTTTGCAGGCGGTGGTGGTGGAAATACAGATACAGGTCAACCAACTCCTAGTTATGGAACAGGTGGAGCAGGTGGTGGTGGAGATGCAAATTATCCAGGTAATCCTTCTTGTACTTCAGATGGTACCGTAAATACAGGTGGAGGATCAGGTGCTGGTGGGCCCGCTGGAGGTGGTTCAGGAATAGTAGTAATAAGATACAAATTTCAAAATTAATATGTATTTACTAACTTTTAAAATTAATATATAAGGAGAATAATTATGGCACATTTTGCAAAATTAGGAGCTAACGGAAAAGTTATTCAAGTATTAACTTTGAATAATTCTGATATGCTTAACGCTGATGGTGTTGAAGATGAATCAGTAGGTCAACAATATTTAGAAATACACAATAATTGGCCTGCACAAATGTGGATTCAAACATCTTACAATACACGAAGCAATACACATAACTCTGGTGATAACTCAAAAGCATTTAGAGGAAATTACGCAGGTATAGGCTATGAGTGGGATGAAGATAATCAAATTTTTTGGTCTAAAAAACCATATGCATCGTGGGTAAAAAATACTACAACTGCACAATGGAATTCACCAATCGGTGATGCTCCAGCATTAACAGCAGAACAAACTTCACAGAACGAAGCTTTTACTCATAGCTGGTCATATGTGTGGAATGAAGCTAATCAATCTTGGGACTTGACAGACGCTTTAGTATAAATTAAAAATGGTGGTGGTATGCAGAAGAAAGTATTAACAGAGCAAGCATTATATTTTGGTAATGTCAATATGCCTAAAGATTGGGACATTGACCGAGATAAATTATCAGGCGATATTTTACAATCAGTAATTCAAAACAAAGATTTTCCGTTCTCACGAACTTGGGATATGTTGAATACCTATATGCGAGATCACGTTGGTCTTGAGTATAATGTTAATTTAATTAACAAAAAAACGTGGGGAAATATTTATAAACCTCAAGAGCTTACAGTTCCATTATTAAATATAGATCCAGTAGATCTACGTAACTCTCCAGACTTTACATTACTATATGGTGTAAAAGTTAAAGATTGTAATGTTCGAGTACACTTTGAAGACAATAGACGTAAAGGTAGATCTTGGGATATAGAACTTAAAAATAATATGTTTATTATGTTTCCATCAACTAATATGTATTACCTAACTAACAATCAAAAAGATTCATTAAACTTTGTACAAACAATAACTTATGAATATATCTAATTATTATTGGTATTTTAGTGGTGTGCTTACACCAAAGTTTTGTGATGAAGTTATTAAATATGCTAATGCACAAAAAGAATCTATGGCTAGAACAGGTGGCTATGGTGATAGAAAATTAAAAAAAGAAGAAGTAAAAGATTTAAAAAGAAAAAGAAATTCTGATTTAGTTTGGTTAAATGATACTTGGATCTATAAAGAATTACACCCATATGT